ATGGGACTAACCGAACAGGTAAGAGTCGCTCGCAGATTGTTAATGTTGCAGATTAAAGCGTTGGCTCCTCTTGTTGATAGATTAATTGTTCCTGTAATTAACGGAAACCACGACGAGGTAACACGCCAAGTTGCTACGGATCCAGCGGATGGTTGGAATACGGAAATAGCCGCAGCAGTTCAGGACGCCTGTGCGGAGAACCCTGAGCTATCAAATGTTGAATTTAGATTCCCATCTTCAGGACATCAAACACTAACAGTTGACATAGATGGATGCATGCTAGGACTTTTTCACGGACATCAAGCTACACAGAACAACGTTATGAAGTTTTTGTCTGGTCACGCTGCAGGCCAAACCGCTCTTGGAATGGCAGACGTTTGGATTTCAGGCCACTTTCACAACTTTCGCACGATGGACATAGGTGGCCGCTTGTGGATCCAAGCTCCAACCACAGACCCTGGAAGCGAGTGGTTTAGGGACCGCTCTGGGTTGGAGTCCAATCCTGGATTGCTTTCCATGGTTATTGGCGGTAGCTATGACCCGAGAGAGAATATAAGCGTACTGGGCGTAAAGGAGTAGCTTGAAAGTAGCGGTCTATACAATTGCACTAAATGAAGAGCAGTTTGTACAGCCTTGGTTTGATAGCGCTAAAGAAGCAGACTATCTACTAATAGCCGATACAGGTAGCAAAGACGGAACTGTAAAGAAGGCTAAGAAGCTAGGCATCAATGTAATTGACGTGCGAGTAAAGCCTTGGCGTTTTGACGTAGCAAGAAATGCCTCACTAGCGGCAATTCCTGAAGACATTGACTATTGCATAGCTTTAGATATGGACGAAGTCCTACTCCCGGGATGGCGTGAAGAGTTGGAAAAAGCACTTAAGCAAGGTGCTACCAGACCTCGCTATCAATATACGTGGAACTGGAAAGACGAAGAAGAAACAATTCCGGGGCTGCAGTACGGTGGGGATAAGATTCATAGCCGCTTTGGGTATAGGTGGAAACACCCCGTTCACGAAGTTTTGGTTAGCTACGGCGACCACAAAGAGACTCAGGCCTGGGTTGGACTCGAAATACATCACCATGCAGACCGCACAAAGCCCAGATCGCAGTATCTGCCACTTTTAAAGCAAGCGGTAGATGAAGACCCTTATGACGATAGAAACGCCTTCTATTACGCTAGAGAGCTTTTCTTTTACTCGCAGCGGGAAGAAGCTAAAAAAGAATTTGAAAGGCATTTATCTCTACCAAGAGCCGTATGGCCGCCAGAGCGTGCAGCTTCTATGAGGTATCTTGCTAAATTAGACACAGAAAATGCAGAAGAGTGGTTGCTCAAAGCAATTAAGCAATCTCCCGGACGGCGAGAGTCAATGACAGAACTAGCAATGCTTTATTATGGACGCGGCAACTGGGATGAGTGCTATAAGTGGGCTAAAGAAATATTAGCTATTGAATCTAAGCCACTTGACTATTTGTGTGAAGATTTTGCTTGGGGAGCGCTTCCTTGGGATCTAGCGGCAATTTCTGCTTTTAAATTAGAAAAGTTTGAGGAAGCCTTGGAATATGGAGAAAAAGCACTAGAGCTTGATCCAAAAAATGAAAGATTAAAAGGTAACCTTACTTTTTACCGTTCTGCTGTTTCTTAGATTCGGCTGCTTTAAACGCCTCTACTGCGTTTGCACTTGTTCGACTCTGCCAAACAAACTTACATTTAGTGCAGTATACAACTTTCATAGTTGACCAACGACCGCCTTCAGGTCTGTCAACGGTTTTTGTTTCTAGGTCACCAGTTTTTGTTTTGCAACCAGGGCAGAGAGGAAAACGATTGTGACGCATCTCCTGGCCTTGCCAATTCACAGAAAGTGTTCGACGCAGCTCTTTATAGGTCATGCCGCCCCAGACGCCCCAGAGTTGTTTATTGTTCAGGGCCCACTGAGCACACTGGCGTCTTACGGGACAGACTTCGCACAGCTTTTTAGCATGATACGTCTGAGAAGGCTTGTTTGCAAAAAAGTTTTCTGCATACTTTGTATTTTCCGGCTTAGCGCACTCAGCGTCTTCATGCCAATCGGGACTATCAATCAAGTTCTGGCACCTCAACAATAGTTATTGGAATTACATTTTCAAGTTCTACACCGCTAAAAACAGAAGTTCCGTTTTCAAAACAAATAGTTAGCTGGTAATCACCGTCAATTGAACCAGCAAATGTTTTAACGACTGTTGCAGAGTTAAGAAGTTGAGCCCCTTGACCCATGGAATATGTAATTCCATCTCTTTGCATAGAAGAAGCAAGAGCGTTAATTACTACGTCTTCTTCTAAATCAACATGATCTTCTGTGTAATAAAGATAATTTTCTGCATTATTGGGCTCGTATTCGTCGCCGTCCCAGATAAACCAAAGAGACTCGCCAATTCGTATATCTTTCACATAGAAAAGTATACTTTGACGAGTCTCTAAACTCGGATAAGATTACCGCAAATTACAAAATTATACGGGCCACACGTAGTCGTAGCTTGTAGGAGCTGAACCAGTGTCTTCTGGCCATCCAAACTGTGAATACCATTCATAGTCTTTAGTCAACAGAGCCATACGGTGACTAGAGGCTATTTCGGCAAATTGCTCTTTGTTACGCATCCAATCAGGATAACGATGACTTTCTCTAGTTATTCTACCTAGCTTTACAGCTTGTATATAAGTAGTAAGAGTCTTTTGACCAATGGTTGTTTTATATCCACGACGCTCCCACTCGAGAGTCATTTTAAGAATATAAGAAACAAGAGCACCTTCATGTCCACGCCACATCTTTACAGCTGGGTGATTAGACCAACCCTTAGGTACTCTGTGATTACCTTGAGGATCTAATTGTACTAGGTTCATAAGAACCTGCCAACCTTCAAGGGCTTGCTTGTTGAGCCTGGCACGGTCAAGAACCTTAGCGGTATCCGCCGAGCCAAATAGCGGAACAAATGTTTGCATAACTGCCTACTTTCTATAGTATTTAAACAGTAGCAGTAAAACTTTTATATGTCAAACCTTTTTTGCATGCACCGTGCACTCATACAAAGAATCGTGCGGAGCACCGTGAGGGGTTGAATATATGTCTAGCTCAACATTGAATCTCTTAAAGATGTCATCTTTATCTTCGTTTTGTAGATCGTAGAATTCTCGAATCTGAGAGACGGCCCTATTGGTCAACTCATCAAAGGAGTCACCCATAACCGTGAATCTAGTATTTATGTATAACATTACTGGACTCTCTTTTCTAGCTTATAAGGTGAGTAGTGTGCACCATCTAGCTCAGGGCTTTTCCCATCTGTGGACTTAATAATCACATCGCCATAGCGAACGGCCACAACTCTGCCTATACGACCATTGTGGACTGGACCGAGCTTGCCGTCAAAAGCGTCAGCAAGAACACGCACTTCGTCGCCTACTGTAATTTGACCTGGCTGAAGCGGTACCCAAACTGCGTCTTTTTCATCAGGCATATGCACTGCCTGGTTTAAGGCCAACCTTGAGAACACTTCAATAGCCTCTTTTGACATGTTGTCACTTAGCTTGAGCTTCTCCCACTCTTCAAGGAGTTTGATAATAGCTTTTCCAGAGCCAACTCTTACACGGGCAGCCTCTAGCTGCTCTTTTACCCATTCAAAATTTACTTCAGGCATTATTTTCCTCTCTCGCGGAGTTGTTTACTATTCTATCTTTAATTGTTTGTATAACTTCTTTTTTATTAGGTATTGCAGACATATACTGCTCTGCTTGCATGATTGCGGTAGCAGACCTTTCAGCTGGTGTCATGTCTTCCAGTTGATATGCTAAAAGAGACCAGGCAGACGAGAATCCGATGGTGTTTTTCCAATCTGTGACTATCGGCGTTCTAGTAGACATGGCTTGAACTAGCCTATAGCTCCACCAGGTCCCTACTTTTCTATCCTGGGGAGGGTGCATATACCCCATGGAAGTTCTAATTGAAGTTTCAGCATCTTCATCAGAAAAACTTCTGGACGCCTTTACTTCTCTGGCATCAAATCTTGTTGTATTTAAAACAGCTTGAGCCCACTTTAATTTTTTATTGTCTACAGTCCACTGGTTGTGGCGGACGTCTCCATGATCTTCTGAGCCATCAACCAGATATGAGTCTACGTTTAGGCCAATCAAGGGGTTCTTAGATTCAAATTTTAAGCTCTTCCAAACATCTTCTTCGGACTGCCAAGGCAACTGCGGAAAAATTGTTTGAGGCCAGGTTTCGTTGTTTAGCTTATTGGCTGCCTCAATTACTGATTTATTGTTTAATGAGCTTAAGTATTCGAAACGATTCACATAAAACTTAGAAAAAAGACCGCCTGAAGGGTCTCTGTCTGCTTTTGAAAGACTAATTTTGTACTGCCAAAGCTGGGGAAAGTCTAAAACTAGTCGCAGTTTGGGAGAGTCCCAAAGTAAATTTATAGTGTTTAGAGCGCCGTAAACCTTGTTGGCACTTAAAGAACTAGGTGGAATAAAGCCAACAATAACTAAATCATACTTTTCAAAGGTATTTTTGTTCCACTTTACGCTAGGCGCAGCCCACTCTACGTCGCCAATCTCGGAGAAGACCTTAGCTAAAGTATTAAAAAATCCAGTATTTTTGGCTGGCTTACAGTGAGAAGAGGCCATTCCTGTAAAAAGTATTTTCATAATTCTCCCTACCTAGTAGCGAGGCACCATTTAGGTGCCCCGCTACCTAGATTTTTAGAAGGGTTCCTCGCCAGAAACCGGTGATGAAGGGGCAGGTGCAGGAGCAGGGGCAGGTGCAGGGGCAGGTGCCGCGCTCTGTGCAGGAGCTGCAGACGCCTGAACAGGCGCAGCTACTGCTGCCTCACTCTTGTGGTACTGGGTAATCTCATTGCCGACATTTCCATTGTATGTACGCTGATCAACAGTTGCACGGAAAGAACGGTTCATAAGAGCCTGCTCAATCTGAGCGTTAGTTGGGTTGCTCTGGAAGAAGTCTCGGTTAAGTCCAAGAACTCCAGCCTTCATGAAGAACATGTTTAGGGCCTTTGGGTTCTCGGGAGAGATTACCAAGTTATCCCAAACGCGGCGGTTTGCGTGTGGACCACCCTGAACCTCAGTGGTAAGTTTAAACATTGTCTTACCTGTCTGAGTGGTAGTTGATTTGGCTTCAATCACCTTAAGCTCGTAGTCACCCTTTGGTAGTGGCTCATACGAGTTAGTGTTTTCGCCAGCCTCTTTAATGAGGTCGTTCCAATTCAAAGAACTCATTTATTACTCCTAGCTTTTGTTCTCTGTAGTTTTTTGTTCACCAAAAATCATGTCGAGCATACGCTCTGCACTCAAATTGGGTTGTTCCACAATTGCTCCAAGACGACCCTGAACACGCTCTCCAGCTTCATACTGGCTAGTGCGCTCAACGTACATACGACGAGCTTTGTGTGGTGGCTGTAGGGGGTCCTCGTTAGGGAACTCTTCTACAGTGATGGCTCCTAGAACGTCATAGAAATATGGCGCTTGAGTAGCCAGCTGACCCTGCAGGTATGGGCGATAGACGCCATCCTGACCACGGCGAGCCATGGCGGTCAATAACAGCCTCAAGAGGCTGGGTTGGGTGCATCGTTAGGTCACGGAGGTCACGAAGAAGTGCACCCATGTGGCGGAGAAGTTCTCCCCACTGCTGCATCTTCATTTGCTCTGTGCCTGCGATGTTGTCCATGCACTTGACCTGGAGCTCCGAGATGGAGTCAATAATCAAGGACTTGAACTGGTGCTTACCGGACTGAAGCCACTGAAAGGCTTTCAGAACGGTATCGTAGTCGCGAACCTGGACCACAGTAGTGTCCCAAGTTCCATCGGCCACGGGGGGCTCCTCAGTCATCGGATCCCAATACTTAGGCACGATGGGGAGGAACCTGTGGCCTCCCTCAACATCCAGCATTAGGCGAGGATAAGGAGCGGTGACTGCAAAGGTTGATTTACCAACCTTTGACTCTCCATAGACCATAAGAGTCAAGGAGCGTTGTACGTCAGTTGTCATCACTCATTTCCTTTTGTCTCGTTATAGTAACCGTACGGGTCGGCGACCTCGAACGCATCACTAATTGCTGCTTCAGCTGCCGAACCATCGTCAACTAGCGGGCAAATAGTGAAGAATTGGCACTTCCACTTGCAGTCCCTGCTTGGCTTGGGATATGCATATTTGTAGTGGCTCTCTCCGGCATCCAACGCGTCACGGACGCGAAGCATGTCTTCGAGTGTTCCTTCTAGCCTTTGCCAGAAAGAACGCAGTGCAAACTGATTGTGGCGAACTTCGATTTGCTCGTAAAAAGGTGGTTTTGCATATGAACCACGCTTTACCTTACGAAGCATCGTAAAGATACCGCCTTCTGAACGCTCGCCGTCTTGGTTCTGAGCTTCCTCGAGCGTCATATATGTGAGGATCTGCTCATTCATCTGAGCTGTAGCTCCAAAGTCGGCAAAAGACCCACCGACTGTCTTAAAGTCACGGAACATGCGTACACCGTCTAGCTTGCGACGAACACGCATATCAATCTTTCCTTGAAGCTCTACACGACCCTCCATCATTGGACGGC